AAAAACAAACCGTTCCCACATCATCTGAAAGTATTAATTTATTTACCAATATTGCCAACCAACCAAATTATTCGTATGGACTATCATTCTGGATATTCGTTCATCCGCAATCGGGAAACATAAAAGAATGCAATAACATAATTAATTTCGATAACCGCCCACAAATACTGTATTGTCCCATTTATAAGAAAATACCCAAAGGCGAAGTGGTACACTACAAAAAAGACGGTAAACGAATTAAAACTATCGTAATGAAATTATACTTGTTACCAAACGATAATGTTTTTTATAATTTAAAAGAATTTGACGAAGAAGGTACGACTCACTCCAAAGTTCATTACTCCAAGATTGAATATAAATACCCATACAGTGTGTTGAAATTCGTTTTGGGATCGGACGAAGGTTCTCAGAAAGAGTTTGCTTTTCCATATTTAAAAATGCAAAAATGGAATAATGTGGTTGTAAATTTCATAGACGGGACGTATGATTTATTTGTAAATGGGGAGATGGTTAACAGTTTTCAGGGAGGCATGGAAGAATTGAAATTTAATGATATTAATATTGGCGAGGATAATGGAATAAGTGGCGGTATAGCAAATATCGTATATTACAAAAATTATTTAACAAAGGACAAAATCATCAATAATTATAATTTATTAAAAAACAAGAGCCCGCCTATAATCAGTAGTTTAATAAAATAAGTTTATTACAATTATATTATAATTTTCTAACTAATAATTATATTATGGACTTTAAAAAAATAATATTTGGAGTTATTATTGTTATTATATTATACATATTTTACACATCTGTATTTGCAGACAAAAGCAAAACAAATTTAGTAGATTTACACAACGCAAAAGGAAACTCACAAATCTCCAGTACTACCAAAACTTACCGTGGAGTCAACATCAATAATAGTAGCACCAATACCTGCAGTGTTTACTAGTTGTGTCTTTGCTGCTGGTTCAAATGTGCTGTAAACTGTTCCAGTTACATCAATATCTCTTTGATATCCATAGTCAATAGAAACTTGATAATATTCGCTTTTGATATTGAATGCTTCTTTATCGATACCTAATGAAGCATAGTCCCAATTTAATTTTTCTACGTTACATACAGACCCTCTTGCTTTTGTAGAGTCCTGATATAGTGTACGAGATTTTAAATCTAAAGGATCTCCAATATTCTTCTCAACCACCATATCAATGGTAACTCTATAATCTGCATCAGATGGTTTAAACAGATATTCACTTGGCCTTATAACTGAAGAGTCTTTTCCATACAATGCTCTGAAAAGAATCTCAATTGAATCATCTGTGCCTTTTGAATCATAAAAAGATTTAGATCCAAAAATAAAGTTTCTTTGATTGAGATCACTAACTGTTGCTCTATCTTCAAATCCAGGAATGACTTGGTTTTTAAGTTTTCTAAAAAACTCTTTTAGAAAACGAATACTTAAATTATAAACTACGGTGTCTTTAGTATGACTTGCTGCTAAGGTTTCTTTAAATACCAGTTCATCTGGGGTATTTGTCCCAGAGTAACTTGTAACTCCACTGAAACCCCGTACACACCCCTCAAACGAGGTGTCTGTCTTATGGGTGTAAGAAATGATTTCATCATCAATTAAAAGTAATCCATTTCTTTTTGGAAATCCTTCTGTGAAATTTCCATTAATATCAGCACCGATAGAAGTATCAACTGAATTAATATCCGATTGAAGGATAGTAGAATCTACTAATGCATAAAGTTCATCTACCTTGACGTACTTATCAATATTTGTAATAAGATCATATGTCCCACTTTTAAACTCTACTGAAAGATAATACTGTTTTAAAAACTCAACAAGCAGCGGGAAATCATCTCTCACATATGCAGGGACCTGAGATGCGATGATATCTTGAATATTGACTCTATCGATTGCCATTTCTTATTAGTAGCCAGGAGTTGATTGGGTATTATTGAAAGTAGATTGTGCGACTCTATTGGAATTGACCAATATTGTAGAACTTGTGTTGGAAGTAGAAGAAGATGTGGTTGAAGAAGATGAAGCGGATGAAGTTTCTGCTGCTATAAGTTGGGGGGTGCCGCGTACTAACGTATTCCCATCATAACTTGGACTTACAATGTAGTTACTTCCAGAGATATCATCACCAGAATCTATCTTATCTACAACACTATTTACCGTAGTATAATTGAGGTCTAATTGGAGATATAAATCTTGAAGACCAATAACGTCATTTGAATAAGGAATAGCAGATACTTCAATAATAGGAACTTTATTTCTAACAATACTCGTTGAAACAAACTTTATTGGATTCAACTTAATCTCACCATGGATATAATCTACAATACCAACATTTTGTTTTACAATTATTGCTTGTTTTGGTGATGCCAACTTAAAGAAGAATAGTTTACCAGTCTTTAATCCCATATTTGGAATGTCTCCAAGATACAATGTATCAGAGATCCCACTGATTTTAAAACCTGACGATCTTACATTGAATCCTTTGTTCTCAGCATCTAATAGGTTTGTACCACATTTATCTGTTGAAGAGTTTTTAACTTGGAATCTATTACCATAACATAACTCATATTGACCAAACTTATTAATTACAGGTTCTAAGTCTCTTCTTATCTGAACATTTGTGATATTAGAAGTCGCCGCAATGTTACTATTATCAATTAGAGTTTGATACTTACTATACTTAAATCTTGCTCCAAACTTATTCAATGCAGAGGAAGATGAATATTCAGTAATTGATGCCAAAACATCTGCTTTAATTACACTTCCACTTTGTACCTTATTTGTATTATAATATACATTAGAGTCGGTCTCAATATAAAGATAGTTTAAATCAATTAACTGAACTTGAATACCAGCAACTTTATATCGATTTATTTTTTCAATTAGAAAATCTTTTAGACAAGTAGATAAAAAGACTCCATTGACAGGTTTAATGCTTACAAATACTTTTCCATATTGCGGAGGACTTAAATCTTCTCCACCATATGCTGATACGGACTCTGCTTCAGGATATATGTTAGGAATCAATGCCTCGTAGTCTGATGCTGTGACAGCACGGTTCTGAGATGCGTAAATTTGTGGAGCATATCTTTTGATCGAATCCACAGATTCTATTTGAGCACCAAGTTGAGATGAACCATCAGTAACTAGTGCTGTAATAGCAGTTGTAACAGGAGTTCCGTTATTTTCTATTAACTCTCCACTGAAAGTGAATGAATCAATTCCATTTGCTGCAGCACCTGCAGATATCATATATCCAACTTTTACGACATTTGGTTCTTCTAACTTTTTACCAAATACTCCATCACCAAATAGAAGTTCATATTTTTCGTTTGGTATCTCTTGTAAGAAGTAAACACGAGAATCTGACTTAATATCAATCAATCCACTATATTGGGTATAAGTGGTTTTAATATTCGATGTAGACGATTCTAGAACCTCTACAGTGATTAATGACGTGTCTATTCCTGTATTTGGTAATATAATTTTTTGATTCGGAGTTCTGGAACTTATTGGAAACTGTGTCTCAACAAAAGTTCCTTCGTATATTGTGATATCATAAAAACGTGCTATGCCATCTGAATCAACAGTTTTTATAATGTCTTTCGGAATTGAAAACGTATAATCTTGCGAACCGAATTGTTGAGATGAAATCGCAACAAGACCCTTCTTTAGAGTTACACTTGATGCTGTAGTAGTGGATACATCAACTTCAAAAGAAATAACTGATCTTGATGAGGTACGTGATCTAGGCACATAACCAATATTCCTTGCTAGTGACACTACATTCTCTCGTAGTGTTGCACTATCAATGAATACTTCATTCGTTACCATATTGGCATTGTATGAAGTAATATATGTGTTATATGCTAACGCATCAATAACTGTCGAGAGGTTTGACCCCTCAAAATCGTAATCGGTGAAGTTAGATTTTGCACGGAGGTAATCCTTTATGGAAACCTTTATCTGCTCAAAATCTAGATTGCTGAAATTTACTAAAGGCATTTTACCTAGTGGGTTCTAATGCAACGGAGAGTTCTTGTGCCGGTACATCTATACCAACAATAATATATTGTATCTTACAATCAAAACGATACTTATCGGGATCTGCTTTGACTTTGACATCAATGAGTTCCACTCTTGGTTCAAACAACTCAATAGTATCTACAATTTCAGTTTGAATTGATGATGCTGTACGTGAATCAATCTGCCCAAAGAGTAGATTGCTTATATTTGATCCTAAAGCAGGATTAAATGGTTTCTCACCAGGTATTGTAAGAAGCAAGTTACGAATAGAACGAGCAATAGCATTCTCATTCGTCAATTCAATCAAATCTCTTTTAAGAGGATTGATTTTAAATGACGCACTCAAATCTTTAAATGCTTTACTGTTCCTTTGGACTGGCAAAATAATACAAGAATTCTACCTTATTTAGACGCTTAATCCTCAGTTAATGTTATTGGTTTAGCACCACAAGTACACTGATGATCAGGGTGAGAACAATCAGTTGTTTCAAAAAGTCCATCAGTGTTTACCTTTTTCTTTGTCTTAGGTGTGAGATTATCGTTGGCAATCTCACGAAGCATATTGTTTTGATCTTCCATTATTCTTCTTTAGTAGATTTACTATCTAGTTGAGTGACCTCATACATGAAGTGATCTGATGTCTCAATCTTTCTTTTATTCTCCACAGAATAAGCGGTCATATCAATTTCATATCCAGGATTTTTATCAATCCTATTAAAGGTCCATGCATCATCATACCAAATAATTCTATTATTAGGATAGGCGTAGTAGTTACCAGTCTCTACTTTAAAGATATGAGCACACTTATGTTCTGGTGTTTCTGAGTAGTTTAGATCCGTTATTCCTTTGTTCTCCCATGCCCAGTCAAGGGTGAACATATACTCTCCTTGTACTTTCTTATTATTTGGTCGCATAAGTTCAGCAAATAAACCAGCAAGCCGGTTTCTGCGATTTACATCAACATATGGAGAGAAACAATCCCAATACATGATAGTCTCAAGAGGCTCAATCTCGGCATCAGGTTTCCAACAAAAAGAGTGAAGCGGACGTCGTGTCCAGTTCACTCCATTTTCAAGAAAGGCTTCAAACAAAGGCACTCTCTTTTCCATACTAGCAACAGAGTGAACATCACACCTTGTTACCTCTCCATGTCCTTTTTTGTGATTGTATAGGAATTCATTACGAATGTAGCAACTCCAGTCTGGAAGACTGTGATTCAAATAAGCCATTAAAAATCTCTAGGAGAGTAGTAGTCTGTGAGTTCTTCATCACATACCTTACTAGGAGAAAGATAAGTCCATAATTTAATAGTCAAGTTAACTGAAACCTTTGTCACGTTTGCGTTGTTCTCTATCCATAGCTCTCCGTAATTTCATACGTCTGACTTGAAGTTCCATGTACTGAAACTCTTCATCGCTGTACATTGATCTCTTCTTTTCACTGTTGAGCAACTTTGATACTAACTTAATAGTTCGTTTTCGTTCACCCATTAAAGTCCTTCCTCTGCGTTTGCTTGGTCGTTATAATATGTTAACACATCTTCGTACTCGACGTTCACAGGAGAGTAACTCTCAGTGTCAGAGTAGATGGCAGCTTCAAGTTCTTCCATCTTTTCTTGAAGCTCACGATAGATTCTCTTGAGATCTCTACGGTTCATTCTTCATCCTGCAATAAGAGTTCTGGGAAGGCATCAATCACATTCTGTTTTGTGACTTT